GAACTGATGTCAAGTATCCAGCATCGTTAAGTAATGAACTGACATTATCACCTGGTTGTAGTGCTGAATCAGCAAGAAGTCCTTGTGCGTTACTTGCGTAATCACTCTCGTCAAAGTCTGTAATATCAGCCTTTACGTGACTGTGAACTGTGTTTGCTTTACCTGCAAGACCTGTTGTTAATACACTTGTATTGACATAGTTTGCGTCATTATTCAGTAATGAAATATCATCACCTGGCTGAACTGCACTATCTGCCAATAGACCTTGTGCGTTGCTTGCGTAATCAAGGTCGTCAAAATCAGTAATGTCTGCTTTTACGTGGGTGTGGCTTGTGTTTGCTTTACCAGCAAGTCCAGTTGATAAAGCTGTTGCATTAACGTAGTTTGCGTTATTAATCAGCACACTTACGTTATCACCTGGCTGAACTGCAGAAGCAGCAAGCAAGCCTTGTGCATTTGTTGCGTAATCACCATCACTGAAGTCTGTGATTTGTGATTTTGTATGCGTGTGGTTGGTATTTGCTTTACCAGCAAGACCAGTTGTCAATACTGCTGTGTTAACGTAGTTGTTTGATACAACCCAATCACCACTTGAATAGACAAGAATGTCGTTGTTAACTGCACCAGTGGTATTAACATTGCCGATATCACCAATGTCATTTACAACTGCAGTGCTTGCAATCCATGCTGTATCGAAGTCTGCATTTGAGCTCTTGATAAGATACTCACCTGTGTTACCACCTGGCTTTACCCCTTGTCCTGGTACGCCTTGAGCACCAGTTGTTAATGTAATGTTATAGTCAGCCATTATTCTGTTACTCCTCGTACCATCTTTAAGTATCCGTGAATTGGTCTCTCAACACTGCCGTTCTGGTATGTAATCTTAATGTCAAAGACAAAACTTGTTACACGTGAGCGTGAACGTACTGGCAATGTTGATGTGATTGCTGATGGAAGTGTCAATGTGAACTTGCCAACTGACAATTGTGTCAAGTTAACTGTAAACTCAGCAATCACTTCCTGGTTGTATTCTTTTCTTATTTCACAAGCAACTGTTGTGTCAAGTAGGTTAACGGTATTGCCATTTGTATCTTCAAACTCAACAATAATGTTAACATTTTCACCTTGAACAAACTCAAGTGAAACTGGGTTCTTTATTCTGTATGAATCAAGTGTAATCATCGTACAATCTTTGGACCATTACCGCCTTGCCAGACGTTTGGACCTGCACCTCGTAGTAGACGCAACACAGTATCTGGAAGTGCATCTTCACGTGCTCTGCGTAGCTTTGCTGTTAATGGACCAATAGAGACTGTCTCCATACGTTCCTGGTCATTGCGACTGAACAATGGGTCTTCATTCAACCACTCCTCAATATAGAACATTGCAAGCTCGAATGTTGCATATTCTATTTCAAGTGGAAGGTAATGTGGGGACTGATAGAAGTTTCCATTAACGAAATCGAGCATGTTGTCTGTTGGTTCATAATCACGTGTCACCAACCATGCACGAGGAAACTGTAGACGTTGATTGTCCGCTGCTCTACGACCACCCCATGTCTCGAGGTCAAGTCGTAATGTTGCACGAACGAGGAATTGCTGTTTCTGTTGTGTTGTTAATTGTTCCCACTTGTCAAACTTTGGATGACCAGCAAAGTAATCATCTGCACCAATGCAGAATCGATTCTCGACTGGTTCATTGTAAGACTCCAATGGGACATACGAATTGGAAATAACACCCTTAAGGGTGAAATCGAAGGTAAAAGCCATTTGCTCCTCCTGTTGCTTGCTATGAAGCTATTTATAGTAGAAAAAGAAAAGGGGCAAATAAATGCCCCTTTCCTGTTGTTTGACTTAAGTCAGAGATCAGTCTGTAACGCCTGATAGCATTGCAACTGATAGACCTGAGTACATTACGAATGATGAATAGAACTTAACACGGAAGATGTGGTTGTCCTTTGTTTCGGATGCACCAACTTCTTCTACGTGAACGCCCATGTTCATTGCTGAAGATAGACCAGCAATACCAACACGCTCTGAACCATCATCAAAGTTACCAGCAAAAACAACTGTTGCTGTGGTTGTTGATGGGGAACCAACTGTTGGTAGGTTAACTGGAATCCAGTCGTTACGGTAGATTGGAACGCCTGCGTATGCTGGCATTTGAACACCGGCAACTGTGACGTATTCTGGTGTTGAACCACCAAGAGCACGCTGTAGAGCGCGGTATGAACGGATTGTGCGTTCGTTCATCATCAAGAAGTCAACCTGACCGTCCTTTGACTTAACCTGGTGAAGTAGTTCATCAAGCTTTGCAAATGATAGAGCGTCATCAACAGCAATAACCTGTGAAGCAGGTGTGTTGACGTCTGACATGATAGCAATCAAGCCATCAAATTCGTTTGCATTGTCAACGTCACCGTTGATCATGAGGTCCTGATACTTACGGCCAACTGACTTTGCTTTTGAAGCAATGTTCTGGGCTGCAAGGTCGTTTCCACCATTCTGACCAATGCGCTGTGCCATCAATAGACCGTTAACTTCTGCATCACCAATGATTGTTGATAGTGAAGTTGTGATCTTTGTGTATGAAGGTGCAGCTTTTGCTGTGATTGTGCCGTTGATACCAAGAACCTGGACATCACCAAGTGTGTTTTCACGGTTGTATGCCTTTGCGTTACCATCAATTGTCTGGAATGGTAGAACGTTGTAGATTGGGTTAACGGTTACGATGTTTTCGATAACACCAGCAACAAGGTCGTCAAGACCAAGTTTCGATGCTTCTGCAAGTGTAATAGATGCCATTTAAATTTCTCCTTAATAGAAAATTACATTGTGTTTTTTGCTTTTGATTTGAGTGTTCCCAAACCAGAAGCGATTTTGTCAGTTGATGACATAGTGCGATTACCGCCTACGCCATTTACAGAGCGGGTCGCCCCAGTACCAGTAGATGGCTTAAACAAGTGAGGTGCATCAGAAGCAAGTTTATTCAACCATGATTCTGGTGTATACACTTCACCATTCTCATCCCTTGACTTTGAATCAACAGGGACAGGTTTACCATCTTTTACAGTAAACACGTTTCGTGCACGCGTTACTACATCTGGAAGTGCGGTTTCGTACACCCCGTGACGAATGGCAATGTCTTTCACACGTTCAGACAGCACGACTTCCTCGAGTTGTGATGCAAGTACCTTTCTTTCATTTGTTAATGTATCAAGCTGCTTTCTCATTTCGGAAACCTTTTCCTCAATCAGCTGATCTACATCAACATCAGTACTTGCTTGTGATGATGTTCCTTCAAGTTGCTTCTTCAGCAAGATGTTGTTTGTGCGGAACTCATCAACCTTCTTCTTATAATCATCTGCTTGTGACTTAACGGATTCAAATGCGGTCTTTTCAACTGCATCTTCTACGTCAAGTACAAACCCATCATCTACCTTCTTATACAGAGCGTCCAGACCTTCTGGAACCTCTGTTACTTTATACTTCAAAGACATTTGTATCTCCCCGAGATTAATATTGTTATTTATTCAGTACGTTGAGAACTTACCCCAAGACGGCGCATTTCTTCCTCAACATCAGGTGTAATTTCACCATGGAATAGGTTTTCAAGGTATGTTTCTTGTGAAATTGTTCCGTTAAGGTACAGATCCATCAAGACTTTCATATCTGCTGCAGACAATGTTGTATCAACAAAGTCTTTATTCAACTCAAACTTAACTTCTGGCAATTCAGTTAATTGTGGCTGTTCCCAATAAGCAACGTATTGTAGAATAACGTGGAATGCATTTTCAACTGAACGAGCAATGTTAATTAATGAAGCAGTTTGTGCAGTTGAACGAATTGTTAATGCATCAGCACTCTCAATACCACGTTTTGGTGACATTAACTGTGCACCAAGAGCGGTCATCTCCTGGTGTTTGATGTCAATACGTTTCTCAATAGCATCAAGACCAGCACCACTGAACTCGAGATAACCAACTTGTGTTCCTGGGTCAAGAACAAGTAGATGTGTTGCACCAACAAAGAACTGTGAACCGTATTGGTTGTTTAAATCACCAGCAATGTATGGCTGTGGCAATGCAGTGAAGTGTGCACCATGCTCGATATCAAGAACACTCTTGTAGTGGCTGATGTTGATCTGTGCAAGGTTGTAAACAACTGGCTCATCACAAGACATCATAATGTCATATGGTGTAACACTGACAAATGGGATGAATGTAAGTGGTTGACCACGACGAGTTGGTGTGAATTCATCAATTACGACATACTTCTCATCAGCAATCTCTTCCCACACACGAACTTGATAGAACCCATCTTGATCGAGATATAGTTCACGATACAGCTCAACTTCATCAAGTTTGTAGTGGTCTTTTTCGTTTTCACGGAATGTGTGCTGCTTAAGAACGATAAGTGAGTGGTCATCTCGCCAGTTGATGATGTTCTCGTTGTCATATTGGATTAACTTTGGTCGTTGTAATTGTTCATCGTAATCAACAAGAATACCGACACGTCCTTGTGTAATCACTCCCTGAATAATGTTTGAGATGAATGTTCCAAATGTTAAGTTGTCGTGAATTGCTGGGTCGACATCAGCAATGTACGGCTTTCGCATGATTGTTCCAACCATTGAGTCGGTTGTTCTCTTAACCATATTGAAGAAATACCCTCTCTGGAGTCTTTCCTCATGATCTTCAATTGTGTGACCACGTAGTCTGTTGACGTATTCTTTGACGTCTCCTTTGTACGCATCAAGTGTTACATCACTCTTCTTTGTTGTGAATAACGGATGTTGTGAATCTATTGCCATTGTAATCTCCGAATAATAGGATTATTTATATTCCTACAATGTTAATTTGTTTTCGTTTTGATATAATAGGGAATCGTTCGTATATGAAGTACCCAGCAGCATCAACTGGGTGGTCTTGATCATGTGCCTTATCTGGGTCCCCATTATCGTTGTATCCTTGTGTTTCCAACGCACGTGTGTATGTTGGGCACTTTGCTACATTAACGTAATACTGAATCTCACCAGCACCATTCTTGAACCTTGCATTCATTGCATTGATTCTGTCCTTGACTTGTGGGTTCTTTGATGAAACACGAACGAAGAACCCACCTTGCTTAAGAAGCTGGATATCAGTATGTGTTGCATTTGTATTACGTGAGCTGCCACTTGCATCGGGATAGATTGTGATGCTTCTTCCTGGGAACTTGCTCTTGATTGTTTGAATCAACTGTTCTGTATCACGTTGCTTGACAATCTCATCAACAGCATATGGAATGTCATCCTTAATCACATGAACGATTCCACATGTCTTGTCAATGTTAAAGTCGACACCAATATGGAGTGGTGCGAGGTCGTTTGCCTTCTTGTCATCAAAATCATCAAGTGATAATTGTGTGTTGTTCTCTTTCCTGGTAAATGACTTGTAGACATTGCCACTCGTTAAGTTAACAAACTGTCCATTAAGGTATGACTCAATAAGGTTTGATGGGTACTCCTCAAGAAGTGACTGGATGTACCCAGGTTCGAGGTTATCAATGTTATCATACGTAGATGCGTGGATGATTCGTCTGTTTGTTATTGGACGGTTCTCTTTTGCTCTGTCTTCTGGCTCTTTAACAAAGTACTCATAAAGGAAGTTAAACCCTTCAGGTGTAGATGTTGTGAATCCCTGAACGTATGGTGCTCTTGCACGTAGACGAGATTGGAGAACACGCCACATATGAACAGCAAGACGTTTACTGATTGTGTCTGCCTCATCAACACCAAACCAAGCGAGGTTAAAACCAGTCAATCGTTTAAAGTTCTCTGCACTGCGGATGTAGATTGTTGAAACACCTTGCTCGAAGTACAGAGTGAATGTTGGGTATGGTGCTGCTTTGTACTGATGTGGGATACGATACTGATTAAGGAGGTCGGTAAATGAAGGAACAAGAATGTCTGCTGCCATTGAGTTTGTTGGTTCAAGTAGCATCCCATCATGCCCTGCATTAAGATAAGCAAGATAAAGCCCCTTAACACAGAATGCATATGTCTTTCCTGAACCGTATCCAGCTACAAGACCAAGGAAACGTGTATTGACATCCTCAACGAATGTCTGCTGGTGTGGTAGCAGTGATATCTCTACATTCATTTGGCAGACTTAAGCTTAATCTCGCTGACAGGTTCGAGTGGTGAGTCGTCCTTCTCACTCCACCTGTGTTGTGTCTTAAGGTAGAAGATTGCTGCTGTAAGACGTTGCTTGTGATTTGGGTCGTTCATAATCTCCCATATAACACTTGCTGCAACCTTCTCTCCGTACGCTTTTGCTTTTTTGATAGCCTCGTCGAGCTCGGGGAATTCGTTCTTTTTTGCGGAGAAAGTGCTTGGATGGAGACCAAGAACGCGTGCAACGTTCGTCTCCGTAACGCCCTGCTTAATGAGGTCGTGAACCTGGGTGAGGATTTCCTCTGTTGGTATCCATAATTTGCCTGACATGATGTTATTTATAGGAATAAAAAAACCCCACCGAAGTGGGGTTAAAACGCTGGTGTGATAATAGGAAAAAAGAGCAAAATGCCACAAGGGCATAATTATTTATAGGTAAAAAGGAAGCGGGATAAACCCGCTTCAGTATTATCGGTGACACAGAGCACCGTTGTTGTATTATTTGAATGAGTAATCGTATGTCAAGCCATCCGCGCAAACAATATTTTTTGTCACAATCTTGATATACTTTTTTGCAAACTCTATAAACGGACTTGTTGCAGCAATGTCTTGTTCTATTTCAGTTGTAAGATGTGGGAGTATTTTCTTTTTGTTCTTCTTTGTGTATAGGTCAGCAGAGTATGCGTGAATAAGAACGTGGACACGAAGTCTTTTGGAAGATTGTTGCCAAATGCGTTTTCGTGATTAAACACATATCCGTTGTCCGGGTCATTGGCCCGGAATCCCCAGTAGCCACCAATAATCGTGTACTTGCTCATCTCAGTAACTCCAGTTGTTGTTTCAGTATGGTCATCTTATCATGACCCAATATTGAGGGCAACAGCGGTGGGCTATTCGTCCGACTTGATATTAACACTACGAAATGTAATGTTTCCGTGTTTTACCTCAAAATGTTCGGTTGGAAATAGGACCCTACGTAATAGGTACATTTCACGGTATGCATTGTCCCTGTCTTCATCTGTCTCAAATCTGTTCTTATCAATCTTCTGTTTTACGGAATGCATACGCTGGCGGGCACGTTCACGTTCGAGGAACGTTCGTGGGTCCATTGATTTCCGTTGGACTTTCATTGCAGCTTGCTTTTCAGCTGCTTCTTTTTCTGATTTTGGTTTTGATGAACGATAACGTTGGCAAATAACACAATGGCATCCTCTTTTGTACCGGACACGATTGTTACATGCAGGACATGGCTTGCCAATAAACCTTTTATCATTAAGCAATAGTTGTTCTTGAGGTGTGATATCTTCTATCATGTTGATAATGCTGCTATTTCGTCTTGTAATTGATTTGGTGTTACGGATTTCATTTCACTTTGCTTCCCACCAATTTGGTAATGCGCTTTGTTAAACGAATGACCTTTGTTCTTGATGTGAATCAGTGTTTTTAAGTATATCTCACGAAGACGTTTACCTTCAACTGTTATCAGTTCACAGATTAAGTTTCCGGTTGTTCGTTGGTAGATGATGATGATTTGTTTTGTCATATGAATTGTATTCAGAAAAAGGAAAAGGGGCTTTCGCCCCTTTCCTATTTGCAACGTAGTTAAACAACAATTGACCGAAGATGAGCATCAATTACGATAATGGACGATCATGTGAGGCTCTCATCTTCGTTGCTGGGCTCAACTGACCAGTGGAGTTTGCCTCACAGGTATTTATTATACTTTTTCTTTTGCTTCAGTCAACCGTTTTTGTTTTCTTTTCTTTGCTTCATATTTCTTTCTTATTTGATCTACTCGTTCTTTGTTGTTCTTGACATATTCACGCATGTACTCACGCATGTATGCCTTACGGCGTTCTGTTGTGTTGTTTATCTTTTGGAATTTCTTTGAACGTTCGTATGAACAACTGACGCATGCATTTGTTGAGATGTATCGTATTGGTGAACCACATGTACGGCATGGTGGCCCTTTTTTGTGGTGGAATTTTTTCTTGAACTTCATATCCACTTCTCTTTCTGGCGTCTTTTCTCCCAGTCTTTACCTGTTGGGTCAATTGTTTTTGATTTCTTTGAGCCCCAACCACCTCCTCTGAATGTTACTTCAGGAACGGTATAGACACGAGGTGAGTCGGTATTGCAAATAGGACACTTGTGTGTCCCTTCTGCTTCAGACATCTTCATATTAATTTCAAAGTACCCATGAACAGGGCATGTGAATGGGTATATCATTACATCTCCAAGAATTGGTGTGTTCGTTTTATTTGTTCGTAATGAGCAAGTTGCTCACGCATCACAGGTGTTCCTGTGTTTGTTTGTAGGTATTCCTTTAATGCACGTGGTAGAATCATTGGGTCAACTCCACCATATCGTTGTTCGATGAATTCATGGAATTTAACGCCTTCAACTGGACCAAATGCAGCAATCATTGTAACAAGTGACCGTTTCTCCAATTTGTCAATGTCAGATTTTGATTTCTTCCACTTTGCAACAAATTTTGCTTCGTCATCAGATACTTCCATGCAATCAGCCCAATACCAATCACCTGATTTGTCGGTGTTTCGTGCTTTTTTGTTGCATGACTTGCATTCGTAATCAACATTGACTGACCAAACAACGTAATTATTGCCAGGAACAAGTGTTGATAGGTCTTTGTATTCATTCCATTGGTGAAGTAGTTGCTCACGTCGCTTAACAGCGTACACTTGCTTGTGCTGCCCGTACATGCTGTACCACATGAACACGCTGTCTGAATCACTCACCTGGTTAATGTTAATAGACGAATACCGAAGTGAACTGCTTCCATATGTTGTGTGATACCCAACAGACCAACCACGGAATGTGATTAACAACATCTTTGCTTTATTTTGTTTTCCTGGTTTGTAACCAACTTTGTCTCGTAATCTCATAATTAACTCCTTAATGTATTTATGTGATGTGATATTTATCACAAATAATATACATTACGATGTCATGACTGACAACTTAAACAAGTTGTTCCCTTGCAGTAGGGAGAAGGGATCGAATTGGGATTAATATAACTTACTGATATATGTAAAGAAGCCCCCCTTATCCCTTCTTATACCATATTAAGAGAAATATTTTTATATTATTATATTACTATAGTATACAAACACCAGGGGGATGGTGGTAGGGAAGGGCCATTTAATACCCAATAAAATAAAAAAACAAAAGGGTCAAAAACGGAATATCACCTGCTTGCTGAACTGCCAGGCAGTTGATTAACAGTTGTTATTGTACGAACGGTGTCAATGTAGTAACAAATACGAAATGTATCTTTGCTTTACAATGTGATTTACATATGAGGGACATTGGTTGGCTGAACGAAGTGAGGCGCATATGGCAGACATCTACGAGCGAAGCGAAGGAGTGTCGCCATATGACCCGCGAAGCGGGTTCAGTTGACATATGTAGAGATGGTAGTTCCCCAAAGAACTGAAATTCCACCGAGTTCGCACACATCAGTCGCTTCGCTCCTCAGTGAACGATAACTCTGCTCGCTGTCGCTCGCATAGTTATCGTTCACTGGTTCTTTACCGGTTCATATGGCATTTCAGGGGAATTGTTTAATTAATTATTTTAACCCCCTGCCCAGTTTGTTATAGGACAAACTTTAACGCCGTCAGTGGGACGCATTTATAAACCTTTTTGAGAAATTTAAGACATAGAAATACCGACCTTCGGTAGAACCACAGTTAACGTCAGTGGGCGGATATTCCAAGTGACTTCAGGCCTCAACCACAATTGTTTCGTGTGTGGATTAACGTTATAGCCTTCGATGTGTAGCAGGTAGGTTTACTATTGCACACCGAGCGTTTGCATAGATGCTATTATTTACTGTTTCGTCTTAAATGTCAAGTGTCATGACTTATAACTTTTTGTCATTACATTTTGTTATATCAAAACACTATGCTGCAGCAATCCCACCAACAACTTGAACGAGTTTAATCCAGTTCGTTCCGTTGCTGTAAACAAGCCATGTCTCATTGCCAGCACCAACGTCAGTTGCAATAGCAAGTGCACGGATGTTTGTAGCAGCAGCTGGAAGTTGTGCAACGGTTCCAATGATTTGAACGCAGTGTAATGCACCATCGATTGTTGATAGTGCATCGTTGATTGTCAACACCTTTGCTTGCTGACCTTCTTCAAGTAGTGTCATTTGTTTACGTGTAGTAGTTGCCATAATGTTATCCTGTAAATGTCTTAATTGTGTTGTACCCAGTTCCAACAATTCTGTCAATCTGAGCAATATCAATCTTCAGTGTTGATTGAATGATACCAAAATCTTCAATCTGTTGTTGTGATGTGTATATAACCTGATTTGTTTGTTGTGTGAATGAACGCTTAACAATATTGCCAGGGCCAAGAATGTTAATTACATACCCACCAAAATTGTCTGGTTTTGCTGTTTCATTACTGTCAATCAAATCACCATTGAATTGGTTACGTGCTTCCCATGTGATTGTCCATCTGTTATCATCACCACGAACACCTTGTAGGTCAGCAACTGGCCATGGACGACGTGACTTGCCGTTAATCACATATGGAACAGCAGTTGCAGAAGTGATTGGTGAACCTCTTGTTACAAACTTGAATAGGTACAACTTACCATATTCAGATGGGTCAAGGTCAAGTGAGATAATCTTCTCGTCAAGTAGGATGAATGGTTCCTCTGCAGCGTGTGTTGAGATGAACTGTTCTGTTCCAAGTCGACCACGATATAGGTCTGTTAATACCCAAGTTGAGCCAGACAGTGTTGCTGTGTTGTACTGAACAATCTCTTGACCAATCATGCACAATCCACTTGATGGTAGTGGTCTTGAAACCTTCAAATCAACAGCAATTGTTGATGTCTTATCCATAACAAGGTGGTTTGACACACTTTCAATAGATGTTGCTTTACCCCAGATTGCTTGACTTGCAACTTGCTGGAAGTATGTGTATGTTTCACCCTTGTCTGTGCTGTAGTACACATCACAACCAACCCACTTATCAGCACCGTATGCGTGAGGTGCAATAGAAACGCGTAGTTTGTTTGGCTCAATCTGTGCAATTGTTGGGTTCTCAACAACAATACCAGAAGACCTGACAAGTAACAATGGTGTTTCACTATATGTTGGTGGTGCAGTTGGTGCAATTGGTGAAGCAGTGTGTGCATAATCGTTGAATGCAGCATCAACACCAACAATCGTTAATAGACCACCATCGATGTTCTCCTCAATACGGATGATACGGATATCACCAATACCATCAAGTGTAATAATATCTTCAGGTTCAAGGTCAATGTGGTTGTACGATGTTGTGAATGAGTATGTTGTTCTACCAATGTGTGAGTTAACAAGAACATTCTCAGCAATGCTGTATGCTTGTTGTTCTGTTAATGTGATTGGAACTTCAAGATTTGTGACAATCCCTTCTTCCATTGTTTCCAATGTTGCTGTCTGAACAAATGTCTCATGCAAGTTTGCACGACTCTGGTATGTCAAGTTCACTTCACGTGGTAAATCGTAACCCTGTAAACGTTTAATATTAATTGGTGCTTTTGGTTCATCAAACTCATCACCAAATCCAAGGTCATCATAAACAGTTAATGTTCTGACAGAAGCAGCTGGTGTATGTGGAACAAACTTGACCTTCTCGCTGTCAACAATACCAAATTGATAGACAAGTGAAAGGAGGTCAAGAACAGAACGACCAGATGTTGTGTTACCAAGTATCATATTGACTTCTGTATTTGGAAGCAATGAGACATCGTATTGTGTATTTGCAATGTTCGATAGTTCACAGATACGAGCAACAACTTGTTGGAGTGTTGGACCAGTTACAAGATTGACAGTTGGTGTTCCTTTGTAGTTTGTATCAACAATGTTTGCTGCATCTTCTGGGTCTGTGTTAAACTCAGTGTTAAAGTTTGGTGCTGTAAATCCTTCAAACTCATCATCTGAACCAAAGAATAGGTCAGCAACGAATGAACCAAGGAATTGTGATAGACCCCATAATCCAATTGTCTTTATCCAATCAAAATCACCACCAAGTAAGTTATCAAGCCAACTTCTTTCTTCTTCACATGAAACAATATCCCAGAATAATCCACCATCAAGTTCTTTGTCTGGCATTGTTCCTGGGTCATTGAAGTCTACGCAAACATCATCGTTTGCTTTGTAAATGCAGTTTTCGTACTCAACAAGCTGACCTTGTTTGTAGCACTTCCCATCTTCGAGTGGTAGAACTTTACCCTCACCACCTGGTAAGTATAGCTTCCAATATGTTTCCCATTCAGCACCTGTTGGTGGCTCGTTTGTGTTTGCTGATGTGTGTGCCTGGATGCAGATGTATAGGTTGCTGTCTGACCCAAGAGCAAGGTCAGTATTGCAGATGTTTGCAGATGGGTTGTATACTTTGTACTCCTCACCTGCTTCCCAATCACCTGTGTAATTGTATCCTTCAGCACAAACTGCACTTGTTCCGTTTGCACCTGGAGCACCAGCTGGTCCTTGAGGACCTGGTGGTCCAACAATCTCGCAGCACTTCTCAACAACAACTGGGTCAGATGGGTCGTTAATGTTAACTGTTTGTGCAGGTTCACAGTTGTTTAAACGAGGCGCAGGTGTTGTAACAGTAAACGTACCTGTATTTGCAAAATCTGTAACTGCTTTTTGTTTTGGAGCAGGACATACACCACTCATTCGTAAGTCTCCCCGTAATATTTTTCTGGACCAGTTCCAATCATTGCATTACAATTAATACGAATGACATTTTCTCGGTATATTGCTTGTGTTCTGAATCCTTGAATGTAACTTGTAGAAACAACAATTACATATGGACGAACTGTTCGTGTTGCTATTGATGACCCATTCCAATAGTCATATGTGACAGTTGGTGTAATGATTAATCGTCTGAATGATGTCTGTATAAAATTTGATGTATCAATTGTGTAGTCTTTGTTCTCACTTGCCAAATAACGGAAGTTATCTGTAGCATCAGTCTTCTTTGTTCTTGTTAAGATTGGTGTAATTGCCCACACATACGACCCATCATCTGCAATATCAAGTGGCAAATCAGTTGTTGCATAATCTTCGTGTGTAACTACGTTTGTTGTGAAGTTAAACACAGATAACATTCCGTCAGAGCTACCAATTAATATTTCTGTGTTTGCGTTTCCACGAATATGGAACCCCGTTGGGTCACGATTAACAATGTATGTTCCAACATATGCACCAGTTGTATCATTAAACTTAATAATAGCGTTATCGTTTTGTGCTGTAACAATTACGTTATTTTGACCACTATTGACAATACGACGAGAAGCAAATTGTTTACGGCCAGGAACAGTAACACCAGAAGAGAATGTCTCAGTTAAAAGATTGAAGAAATATAATTTTTGTGTATCAGGTGACCCATCATCCTTTTGTGCCATATCAAGAAACCATATACGATCACGTTGATATCCAATATTTGCACGAGCATTATTAACTGTTACATTAATTCTCTTAACAAATGATCTTGTTGCAATGTCATAAACAAGAAAAGCGACAAGTCTATCACGATCAACTGTAATAGGAACAGCAGGAGTATCAAAATCAACAGCAACGGTAACGTACATCTTGTCGTAAAACTTGATTACTTGTGATAAAAATTCACCTGAGTTCAGTGTAGGTGTAATTGTCTCGTATAAGAAAAAGATTGGTTTCTCTTCTTCGTCATTCAGTGTATTGAAGATATCGGGAAATGTACCAGCATATACCCCCTCGTAGTTGCTTTCTATTGCCCAATATCCCAATACATCAATTCGTGTCGTTGAAACAGCCCATAAGTCACGGCCATCGAACGCAACATCTCGTGCATTTGGTAAGTTGTGATAAAATACGTTATCTATTTTCCAGGCCATTATATGTCTGTGCTTTCATATTCGTGGAGAACAAATTTAAGTTTGACATCACCAATGTTTCCGTAATCGGTCCATTCACCTGGAGCTACGTATAATTGTGTGACGAGATATTCAGTGTAGTAAGTTGTGTTACCAGTAAGGGTATTTAATCGAGTTGTTGCTGCTTGTGGACCAACAGTTGAAAATTTTGGGTACCAAATCAAGTCTGTAGCTGTATCTATGTAATCACTTGATATCAATGTCGTTGATGGAGCAGCATATGTAGAAGTCCATTTGTAGTAAATTCGTAATCCGTTTGTTACTTTATACCCAGAACGAGTTCCATTGACATTGCCATCAAAACGAGCAGTCAAACGTGTTGCAAGTGGATAAGTCCCTGATATCTTTAAGTAATAATACTTTGAGTAGCTTGTGTAGTATGCTGGTGACCCACCTATTTCAGGTCTACGAACGGGATAATCTGCATAAGGAACTGTTTCATCGAGTGGTGAATCTTTCCATGATAATCCATCAACAGACTGTCGTGTTGTTCCTCGAGGTGGAGAACCAGTTGCTGCCCCAGTGTCTTCCCATGTTTCAAGTGTTATTGCCATGTTAATATGTCTCTACGTTTTCGGTAATTTGATATTCGGTAATTGCCGTTGTTGTATCAGCAAAAACAAATATTCCAGTTCCGTTTGATGTCAATTTTCCATCAAGGTTAATATCAGTATTTGTTGGTGACGGTCCAAATGTTTTTGTAATCCATTGCCCCTCATTTTTGTTCGTTATTAATCTGTGTCCGTTGAATGAGTTGATAACAATTAAATTATCATCAAGAAAACAAAATGGTCCAGCAAACAATGTTTGAGTCAATGACCAAGTTGAAGTTCCAGATTTACTATAGACAAAAGTTTGTGTTGCGTTTGCAAATAATGCTGTAGTACCAGATTCATTGACAGCAACATAGTTTCCCATATCTTCTGCATCACTTTGAGCAACGTTAAATGTATTCCATGTCGTATTAACTTTTGTGTAAATCGTTGCTATTGATCTGTTAAACCCAACATCGGTTTCATTTCCAACAACAACAACAGTACCGTCTTGATTAATGTCACAGGTACGACGATTTGTTGGAAACACAACATCGGTTGTCCATACACCACCTACCTTCTTGAACAGTCTTGTAATAAGACTGTTAAGTTGTGTTGCAATAATTGCAGTACCATCACTTGAAATTCCAACACCACGACCCAATTCTACGTCATATGATGTTAACCCAGTATTCTTTTCACCATATATTGTTTGCTCAACAGTCCACATTAAAGGTGAACCTGTTTTTGTATAAACAAACACAGCACCTTCAGTTGTTCCAGGTTGATCGGGATCGTTAAACGTAGGTGCACCAATAACAATAATGTCACCATTACCACTTATATCAACTGAATAACCAAAAGACCCAGATTCAGTTATTGTTTGGTCTTCAACCCATGTTCCACCCGACTTAACATAGATTGTTACAGTGTCTTGAGAAGAGTCACCAACAACCATAACATTGCCGTTACTTGATAACTTTATTGAACTTGCCCCTTTAATTGAGTTATATGGACTGCTGTTTGCATCAAATGAAACTCCTGCACTTACATCGTATGTGTACAGTGGTCTTGAATCAAAATTTGGAATTAACATTACTTGAGATCCTTGTTGTAGAAGCAGTAAAGATTGGTTCCATCATCTATGCAGGTCATTACATCAACACTGTTTGCTGGTTTTGTATTTGACGGTTGAATACCAAGACGGAATTTATAGTTCGTTCCAAAACCCAATGTTCTATTACCAGTTCCATCTTGTTTAATTAAGAACGTGTACACACCACCTGCAATCTTATTTGTTGGGTTGTTCAAAATTGTATTTCCAGTTAATGTTAATGTAAAGAAGTTTGAATTTGCCAAATTTACAGTTGTGTTACCTGAAAAAACTATTAAACTTTCAGGTGTAAACGTTTGACTTTTTGTAAAATTATTTTGTTCAGTTGTCTTTGCAATATTTAAACCAACATCAACATTACCATTAATGATTACGATGTTATCAGTATTTGCACTTCGAACAACACCATAAACAGTGTTTGACCCTACAGGAATTGATATTTCACCGTTTGCAGCAACATCAATGTTTGCACCTATAGCAACAACACCAGGTGTGTTTGCAGTTGCAGCAGCATCTTGTGGATTAAATGTTAACACTCCATTGTTTGCAACAAGTCCGTCTCCACCTGGAACACGAACGACACCATATACTGTGTTTGATGCTCGAGGTAATTCGTCATTATTAATTTGAAGGACACCACCAACAGTCTTTAACCCAGTTCCAACCTTAACAACACCATACGAAGTTGTTGTTGCTTGTGTTGCGTTATTTGCATCCCATGAGATGCTTCCATTATCATCAACAGATATCCCTTCTGCTGAAGGAACCTTAACACGACCAAGGACAGTAGATGTAGCAATTGGTATTGCATTTGCATTAACTGAAACAACACCACCCGTAACATCCAATCCAGAACCAACCTTAACAACACCTGGTGTATTTGCTGTTGCAATAGGAATAGAAACAACACCATTTGCAACTGTTAAGTTTTCACCTATTTGAACAACACCAGCAGATGATGTTGTTGCCACAGGTAATGATGAAAGGTTTAATGAGATTTGCCCGTTTGCAGCAACGTTTAATCCAGAACCAACAATTACACCTCCAAGAGATGTTGTGTTTGCAACAGGTAGTGGTGCGTTAATAATTCCGTTGCTGACAGTAATTCCAGAACCAATTTTTACGACACCAAGTGTAGTTGTTGAAGCAATTGGGACAGATAAGTCACCATTTGATACTGTTAATCTTCCAGCAGTTGGAACACGAACAAGTCCTTTTGTTGTCGTTGTTGCTGAAGGTAATGAACCAACGTTAACTGACATAACACCAGCTGATATTGTAATGTAACTGCCTGCTGTTACGACACCTTTAACGCTGTTTGTTGCAAGAGGAACAGATATTGCACCACCTGACACAACAATGTTTCCACTTGTTGGAACTGTAACAACACCATATACAGATGTTGTTGCTTTTGGTAGCCAGTTTGCAACCTGAGATGCAGAAGCATTTGTGATTGCTGTTAATCTACCTTTTCCATCAACAGTAATAGAAGGAAATAAGTATGAACCTGGTGTTGAGTTAACAGTAATTAATTGAGGTGATGTAGCATTACCAGTTAAGTCACCAGCAAGTTGTATATCACCTGGAGTTGTTGTTGATGCGAGTGCCATAATCTTTCCTTATTTAAAATCTTTCAGTAATTGACAATAAACGTTACCAGTAAATCCTGTTCTTGATATCACAATGTCTATTGCATTTGCATTTGTTGACAAAACAGGTGTTTGTTCAAACTTGTAATCTGTTCCCCATAAAACAACTCTACCACCAACATTATCTTGTTTTAACACAAATGTGTATTGTCCACCATCATCAACATTTGTTGGGTTATTGATTGTTGTGTTTCCTGTCAATGTGTAAATTAATACGTTTGTATTTGCAAAATTTGGTGTTACAGATGACGTAACGTTTGCAGTTTCGGGTGTTACTGTTTGTCTTGCTTTAAATCTATTTGATGTCAAGTAAGCAACGTTACTTGTTAAATCTATTTCACCTGATGTAATTGTAATAAAATCTGAATCTGGAACACGAGCAACACCATACGTAACATCCGACCTACTTCTATCAGCATATATGAATCCTTTAACTTCGGTTGGGTTAATAATTGTTGATTCGTACACAAGAGCATCAAATGGAGCAAATATTGACTTATCGACTTCAAGGTCATTATCGGGTGTTGGGGCAGCATTGTTTCCTGACCACCAGTTATTAACATTACTTGAAAAGTAAATTCCTGCTTGTTCACCAGTTGATAAAGCACTGTTTGCAGATATTGGTGCTGGTGTAAAATCACTGGTAATAAACTTACGTCGATTATTGACATCAGATAAGTCCATGTACAGATCAGATGCAAACCACAAATGATCTACAGACCCATGAAGTGTGGTTGTCATATCATCATCAATAACTCGAGCACCAATAAAATATCGAGGACAGCCAAAGTTAATTGTTCTGTCACTCCAAATTGTTCCTCCTGGAACTGATTGATCGTCAATGTAAATATCACGTTCTCGTAAACCTGAACCATCAGGAGCATTTCTGAAACTGAATGCAAGGTGAAATCTTACACCATGTGGGACATCGGTTGTTGATATCCAGCGAAAGCTTGGTGAAGCAGTAAAAAAATCGTTATATCCAAATATTTCAAGTTTGTTTGTGTTTGTTATTCGTACTCCAAATGTCCTACCAAAACTTACCCCATCAGACCTGGTAAGATAGTTTCCGTTTGCTCCCCACAACAATGTTCTTTCAGTGTTTGCACCTGTGGGATCAAGTGTCAGCCAACAAGACCCTGTTGCTGATGTACTATCAACAAGACCTGGTATTCCTGTTGGCATTATTTGAACGTAGCGATGTAACCAATTTTTGTATGTAGGTGTTGATCTGAAGATATTCTGTTCTATCTTGATTGTTTCGTTATCAGGAAACACAATACCAGATGTGTTTGCATTACCAGTTGGTAGTGTAATAACAAGATTGTTGTTTGCATTAATTGATAGTTCATCACCATCAACAACCTGAACAACACCAAACTCAGTGTTTGTTGCCTTTGGTAACTGATCGATATTAACAAAAATCCAAGCAGCATCACTGGGCTCAACTATTGTGACATCATCAAACTTAACAAAACCAAATGTGTTTGTTGATGCTGTAAATGTATCGTAGTTGTCTGAATTCCATTGCAATGTTCCATCAGATAACACATGAATCGTATTGCTGTTTGTAACGTAACCCAATTCACTTCCAGTTGCTGGGTTGTAGAACAGTTGCATTGTGTTTGCATTAACAATTAACCCATTACCGACAATAACAGCACCATTTGTTGACTCTGATGTATTTGCAACTGAAATCAAACCGTTTGCAACATTAATATTATCACCAACAATAACACGACCACGTAAAGATGTAGTTGCAAAAGGAATTGTGTTTGAGTTAATCGTAATTAACCCATTGGCATCAACATTAATTCCTGAACCAATAGAAGCAACACCAAGAACGGTTGTTGTTGTATTTGGTCTTGTCAGAGATAGTGTACCATTTGCATCAATAACCATATTTCCATTGTCAATTACAACACCAAATGTGTCTGTATTTGCTGTAGGAACGGAAATATCACCATTATCAACAACAAGTCTTCCTGATTCTGGAACACGAACAATTCCTTGAACAGTTGTTGTTGCATTTGGCAATACATTCAAGTCAAAGCTGACTTCACCATTTGTAACAGTTAACCCACCACCACTCTGAACCGATGCAACACCAACAGTTGTTTGTGTTGCTACAGGAACTGAAATACTACCATTTGATACAGAAATGTTGCTTCCACCAGGAACAACAACGACACCAGGAACAGTTGGTGTTGCGCGAATGGACGGAAGATACGTATCAATAATTGACACAAGGTTCTGTGAGTTTGCACTGATAACTCTACCTTCACCGTTAACAATCATTGCAGAGTTACCATAAGAACCTGGTGTGACACCAGTTGGTCTTAATTCTGGTTTGTAAGGATCAACACTTCCAGATAGGTCACCTGATAATGCTACACTTCCGGGTGCTGTGTTTGTTGCGTTTGCCATTAAAATGCTGTTCCTTTTACTACTTCAAATTTGAATGTTGGTAACTGAATGCTTTCACCAAGATAATGTTGTTGCATTACGATGTAAGCAACACCTCGAAATGCTGGTGTATTTGCAGCACCCTCACTTGCAGCAATAACTGGGTCAGCAGTTTGACTTTCATTACCAAGGTACAGTGTTCCAGGTAGCTTGTTCTGTGCAGTTCCAAACTGAGCTCTTAACTCACCATCTTCCCACACACGATATATTCCTGTGATTGGTCCAACACAGATGATGTATGCAAGGTCCATGAAATAATTGTACTTGACAGTACGACCTGTCTGAAATGGAACTGCATTAACTTGACTTCTCCAGAATGGTTCACGAACTGTAATCAATTGTGTTCCAGCAACACGAGGAATGACAGTTCCGTATTGTGTTAATCGAATATTGTCATCAGTTTGTGGAGGAGTAGGTTGCTTGATTGAAGAACCACTTTGTGAAGATGCAATCTCATTTGCATTGTACGATGTTCCAGTTGCCCACTTAACTGGCTGAGCAGCAGCACCACCACGTGTATACCAACCAAGATATGGGTCTACAAGTGTTGCATTAACTGTTGCCATTACTGAGCTCCCTTAAATGGAAAACCACCAAAATTGATTACATTATTGAACTTGTTTTTGCAAGTCGTCAGTGTTTTGTCGCATCCTGCTGAGATTGAGAACGTATCACCAACTTGAATTGGATAAGTCGTAGGTAAGAAGAGATTGACTGTTCGTGTGCTACCTGCAACCGTGTATTGCTTTATCTCATATTTATCGTTGTTGTTGCTTCCGCTCGTCCACGTTAACACGCCGTTTGTGAAGAACTCAGTTGCTCTACCTGTCAACCCAGCATCACCTGTAATTGTGAATGTCACTTTGTTTGTCACACCATTGACAGAACCTGTATTTGTAAACGTTGTTTTGTTAACCTTGCATGAACCAACTTGCCATGGTGACTGATTTACCTGTGAAAACAACACGTGACGACACTTTGATGTGACAATAGTTCCAATATTGATGTCAAGTCTTTGTAATATGTTGTAAATGTCAGCACGAAACCCATCAGCATTCCATTGGATGTTGCCAAGCTGACCAGAGAATACTGTGAATGTCCCATTTGATGGAGTTGTCCAGTCAACATAGTAGACATCAATCAGTGATTCGTTGTAGATACCATTGTTTAAGTCACTCTCATCAAGGTTAAGAACAAATGCACCAACAAACTCCTGGTTGCTGACCTCAATGTTGTTTCTTAACTTCATTACGATACGTTCAAGAGCAGGAAGTGGTGTATATGTGACACCTGACACCGTTAATGCAATGTCGTGGTTTGTGAACCCAATAACAACTCCATCTTTACGGGTAATCTTTAAGCATGTTGCAATGGTTCCATTAACAGCAATAGCAGTCTTTAATGCAGTCGATATTGTCTTCATTAATATTCTCCGTGAACTTCCATTAACTCAATAGCACTGACATTATAGATGTATGGGTTGTTTGTTGCACCACAATGGTCAAGTGCAGCAAGTGTTTGACTTAATGGAGACATCAACTTTGCTGTGAAGTAGATTGGACCAGAAACACGTATTGTGTCACCTGATGAAGACCCAACAATTGTTACTTGTGGAATACCACCTGTGATTGCAAATGCCACATTTGAAGGAGAAACAGATACGCCGTTTCGTGTAAATGTCAGCTCACTGATGATTGGGTTCCAAATTGGATGCAAGTTACCTGCAACAGAAGATGAGAATGGTAAGTACAAATCCCAACCAGGTGAACGGTACCCCAATATTGCATTTGTTAATGACGGTAATTGTGGGTCACGGAACCTGAATGAGCTTAATCCGTGATTACGCTGAACAAGGAAATCACGTATCGCTTCCTTTTGTGGAACGGTCATCGTTTGTGTTGGTATTGTCCAACGAAACTTCTCAAATCGAACGTGTGTTCCTCTCCACTCAACTGTTCCGTTTGTTCTTGTAATGACAGGGTAGATTGTCTGCCTTCCAAAATCATGAACCATTGGGAATGAAGGGAATGTTGCTGCTTCAAATGCCATGTTATTAACCCATTCTGAATGTTTGCGTTGTTCCAGAAACCATTTCTGAAATTTCTCGTCTGTTACGTGTAAGGACACGCATGACATCAGCACCATCAAGTGCCTGTATTGTCCAATTGTTAACTATCTGCTGTGAACCACCACGAGAGAACTGGCCAAGGTTTTCATTTGAAACAATGTTTCCAGATGTACGTGGAACGAATAGCTCAGGTCCACGCTCACCAACGATGTATGGTTTCATTGCAGATACAGGACCACCATCAGCACGGAAGATGTTACCAAGACTTCCTATTGCAGATGAGATGAAGCTACCAACAGCTGATGTCGTTGATGATGTGCTCTTGAAGATGTAGTTGAATAACTCAGAAAACAAGCTTGCCAATGAACTTGCAAGGCTACCTGACTGGCTTATAATGTCACCAAATGCACGACCAGATGCAGTTGAGATGTCTTCAACAGCACGTTTTGACCTCTCAGCAGTTGTCTCAAACTCAGTTCCAACATCCTTTGCTGCTGTCTTAACCTTTTCTGCCTCAACACGTGTAAGTCCAAGCTTTGTGTTCAGCTGAATAATTGCTTGACCATATTCGGTTGCATTAATCTCACCACGCTTGTATGCATCAGCAAGGAGGTCGTATGCTTCGTTTGTTTGCTGAACTTCAACTCTATTCCCCTTGATTTCTGCAATCATTTTCTGGAATACAGTCATCTGCTCATTTGCAGCCTTTACGTTGTTTTTCTTTGCTGTTGTGTTCTTATCTGTCTCAGCTGTGTTTGTCTTTGTTTCTTGTGTAGTTTTTGTAACTGCAGTTGATAGCTTCTCGTTTGCAGCAATCTCATTAACTGTATATTGGTTAACCTTTTTCTTTGCTTCCATCTCGTCAATACGAGCAAGGTAGCTTTCCTCAATCAGTGCAAGGTTCCTTTGGTGAAGTTGTGATTCTTGTTCGAGGACACCAAGCAACTCTGCTGTGTTTGTCTTCATCTTAAGTGCTTCACCATTAATCTTTTCCATTCCAGGAATGACAGATGCAAAGACATTAACACCAGCAACGAGCGTATCAACAAGACCATTCCATGCAGACTTGATATAGTTGACCATCTCGCCAAATACGAGTTTCATTCCATTACCAAATTGGACGAACCCATATCGAACATTCTCAGCAACCTTTAATAGGTTTGTCCCCATTCCAATCCATGTACCCTGGATGACATCTACATTATCGAGAACTGTCTTTGCAAGATTACCAATGAACTTTGCGAGTGTAGCAATTGCTTCATTAACACCAGCTTCACCAATAGCACGACCAAGCAATGCAAATTGGTCTTGCATGTTTGATATTGCACCAGAGAATGTATCCATTTGAGCAGCCATTGCGCCACCAAACTGTGTCTCTGATAGCTGCATCAAGTACTTTTGGATTTCCTGGCTGTTGAATGCAACTTCCTGGGTTATCCCCTTGAATGTGAAGTTGACCTTCTCACCTTCTTTACTTGCCTTAATACCAAATTCTTTAAGGCGCTCAAACTCACCAACTGATGCATCAGCAACAGCCTCTGTGAATTGGATGATTGATTTTCCTGTACCAGCAGCTACGTCACCAAATGCAAGTAGTGCTTCTTTTGTTGGGTCAAGACCGAGTGCCTTCATTCGTGCGAATGCTTGTGTCACCTCGGTCAATTGGAATGGAGTTTGTGTGGCGACTTCTTGAATCATCGCCATTGCAGCTTCTGCTTCTTCTGCAGAGCCACTGAATGTTCTTATTTGTGCTTCAAGTTTGTCGAACTCAGCATTAACAGAAACAATTCCCTGAATCAGCTTGCCAGCACCAAAAGCAGCAGTTATTTGGGCAGCAGCACCAAGCAACGCTCCTTTTAATGACTCAGCACCTTGACGGATACCAGAGAGTTTACCTGATACCTGGTCTTGTAATGTTGCTATAATTGAAAGTTGTGTGTCAGCCATGGCGCCTCTCGTAATCTATTAAAAATTTGTCCAACGTATGCTGCTTTTTCGTCAGTGTTTGTTGGAGTTTCTTTGCTCCTTCTTTGTCACTGTGGAATGGAGCATAAGCAAGTGTTTGGTTACTGATATCACGAAGGGATAGTTGCTCAATGGCATGAGCGAACAAGACAATCTGGTCTTCCGTCAAACCTTCCTCCAAAACATGTTTCCCAAGAACACATTCGATTGGGAAACCATTCTGTATCAGGAGGACAATTAACTCTGAAAGATAACTGCCTTCATTTACATCTGGACGCTTTGGAGGGTTCTCAACTTTCCCAAAAAACTCTTATTTGCCTCCATTATACCCTTGATAGCATCTATTGCCCACTCTGCAGGCATTTGATGGACTTGTTCGATATCAAGACCATAATCTTCGGCGATAATCTGTGTTATGCTTTCGTATGCTTCTTCGAGAATGCTGAAGTATACGTCATTGTCATCAGTGGACCCATTAAGTTTCGTAATACGAACGATTGTTCCACCAAGTGATTTAATGTTATCTTTTGCCTTTAAAACACCCCAAGGACGAATTGTAAATTGTTGCTCCCCGAGCGTAACGTCATGTTTTGGAAAAATAATATTGAGTTCTGTTTTCTTTGGGTTCATAAAAGCCTCGTTAATAGAGGGGAGACACCCTGCCTCCCCTCATGTTAATTAAACAGCGTTTGCCTGTTCGATTGTGAAGTATTGTGAATTGACTGCACCATCTGTAACTGGTAGCATCTCACCTGTGATGGTAAGTGTTAACATGTCAGTTGATAGCAAGCTCATCTCTTCTGTGATACCAATGTTTGCACGCTTGATTGTGACAACAACTGGTACGTTTGGTGAAGCAACGTTGATTGCGTTGAATCGGATTTCGTAATCGCTCAATGGGTTCTGAAGAGCATTGATTAAGAATTGACGACCAACGTGTGTGTAATCAACGAAGATTTTACCAGCAACAACTTTGGCAAGACCAGAGTTGGTGATGTTAATTCCACCGTATGTTGTGTTAAGTGTGTAGTCTGTGGTTGGTGTAAGTGTAACAGGTGAAGCTGTGTTACTTGTTACGGTAACTGCGCTGATCCCCTGATACTCTGTCCAAACCCAACCTGTTGATGGAACAGCAATTTCTTCATCAATTACTGAACCAGCTGCAACAACACCGTCATCGGTGCCACGTAGTAGAGTTACCAAGTTCTTTGCGTTGAAATTACGAACGCCAAGTGTAAATGATGTGTCAATTGACTCTACCCAACGTGCTGCCTTGCGGCGAAGGCCAGACTGTGACTCGTAGTGTGAGTTATATGAAGGTGCAGGTGAGATAATGAATTCGTCTGCGTCGCCAACATCGTAAAATGATTCTGTTGCTGGACTGCAATCGTCACCAATTGCACGCATGTAAACTCGACCCTGACCAATGAAATATTGATTTCCTGAGCAAGACATTGTTACATTCTCCTTAAAATGTGATGATAATATTTATCAAATGGTTGTATTAATTGTAAATTGTTGTTGCCAAACCATACGTCCTTCAATATTGGTCAAACTTTGACCCAAGTACAACCAGCGACTTCCAGCAACCGGTTCTCCACCTGCTACTGCGGCAACAACGTCATGAAGCAGTGGCAGATGCGTATTTATGTAATCGTAGTCAGTCCCCTTGTTTGTTGCTATAAGAACAACATACTGCAAGGTAATTTGTGAAACACAACTTGTTGAGTAACGAGGTTCAGTCTGTGGGACATCACCAGTGTATAGCACCCAAGCATATGGAAGTGTAAGATTTCTGTTAAATGGGTCACTCTCAGTTCCACCAATAGTGAACCCAACACGTCCACCAAGCTGGGGGACGGTCTTAATTCGTTGTATTATGTCAGTAGAACATAATGTAATTGCTGTGTTACTCATCTCCACCTCTTCATATAGTCTTGAAATAGAAGTGACAGCTGTTGTTTTGTATCACGACCAAAACCAAGAAACGGTCTTGCTGGCATCTTTGACGTCCCACGTTGGAGATACCGAGCGTATTGTGTTGTGTTTTCGATGTTAACTCGTGAGCTTGTTGCATTTACAGTAAACGCCTGGTACAAACGACCTGTGTCATACAATAATCCTTGTGTTAACGTTCCTCTTCTTGCACGGCTGACCCTGGTAGATGGTGCCCATGGACGCCATGGACGGTTATTTGGGTCTGTCTTTGAAGTTCTTATTCTGTATTTTGCAAGAGCTACTTCTCGTTGACCAACTGAGAATAGGAAAGGACGTGCATTACGTAGCATTTTTTGTCCTCTTGCTATTTTGTCGCTCAGTTGTTTTGTATCAACAGTGAATTTTGCGCTCATTGCTCAACCTTAATGCTTTGTACTTGTAACTTAATTCCAAGTGATGACTCATCAATTGATAGAATATCCCACAAGATGTTGTTCGAATCACGTACGTTCATTCCAACTTGTACAGTTCTTGCTGGATCGATAATGTAAATCTCACCTGTTAACACTGTATCTTTGTTGTACGTTGGACCTGGGATGTAATTTAAGTCGTTCCCTGCAAATGACGAAACAAGCTGGTGTGCAGGAACGTTGTATGCAATCTCATTATCACTTCCACCAAACCCTGTTGATAATGTCTCGTACACTGTGTTGTATACGGAAAGGAATGTGTTTGCACGGACACTGATGATGTAGCTGTGCTTCTCGCTATTGCCAACAAAGTATGTCTCATGTGTCTCAATGTTAACGAGGAAGTCACCTGGCTGGATATCGAAGTGTGATTCAAGTCGGCCATCAACCCATGTCTTCCATCTGTCGACACCACTACCAGGTGTTTGTGAGAACTTGTCGTTCAGTGAGAATGCAACATTCTTTGTGTCAATGAAGTTCTTTGACTGAATAGGAACGGATACGTGGTCACTTCTGTACAGTTCATGTGGATATCCGAGAACTTTCCCGACCTTTCCGTATGCTTTCCACAACTTTGCCTGGATTGAATCTGCTTTACTCATTTTCCTTTGTATCCTGCTGCATGTATTGCTTGTGCTTGTTTTTGTGCTTTCTTCTTACCTTGTGGTCCTGTGTAGCACTTTCCTGACTTGCCATATTTGTAGCCAGATTTACCTTTTGATTGGCATCTTTGTATTGGCATGTTATCCTCCTACCATTGTTCCAAGAAGTTCATATCCACGAACGGCACCAGAAACAACAAGAACAGCAATCAAGACCTTCAAGCAAGTGTTGATTGAGTTTATTGCTTTACGAAGTTCTTCGAGAGCACTGTATGTTCTTTCTTCGTGAAGTTCGAGTTTTTCATAGATATGTTGGAACTGTTTGTTTGTGCTACCAATGTGTTCCTTGAAGTCATTGTATAGCGTATTATATCTATCACTTGTTACGGCAAGTGTTTCTTTATCCTTCACTGTGAATGGTGTTTCGTGATGCTCAGTCATTCGCCTTTCCTCGATATTGTTCCAGTTTCTGTTGTTTTTACATTTCCACTATTGACATAAAGACCAAATATTGCAGCACTCAAACCAACAACAGTTGAGACGAATGATGCTTGTTGTGTTGATGGGTCACCCAATGTCATAAACCAATCACTGACAACCCAAACCAATGCTGCGTACCATCCAATCAATAAACGAGGGACGATACGCCAAGCATTGAGTTGTTCTGGTGTTATCATTAAAAAACTTCAAACATCATATGCATTAACAAATATATTGTCCCAAGGTCCAGAATCAGCTGCAGGACGATTACACGGAACTCCATATTCATCAACATCTTCTTTGTAAGGTGTTTTTAACCAGACATACAAAAAAGAAAAGGAGATTGGTGTGTTATCGTCATATGGTACTGTAAATGTTTTATTTTCAATAAACGCTTTTCCATCAGTATAGGCCTGCGCGTTTGCATAAAATTTAACTTCAACATAAATGTTGTTGTTTCCTTCCTCATGCAAAACTGTAAAACGTGAAATTCGCGCATATGTTGATGAAGATGTTAACCCTGTATCAAATGTTTTATCAATTTGTAAAGCCATTGTTTGTTTCCTTATGAACTTGTAATTGTTTCCCAAGCTGTACCATTATACAGTTTGAGTTTCTTTGTTGTTGAATCAAAAATAATTTGTCCTTCAACAGCTGTTGGTTCAGAACCTGTTGCGTATCCTGGAGCTACATAACCAGCTTGTGTACCTTGGACGTACAAACGTCCAAGGTCTTTAACATGTAGAATACTTTGGTTGGTTACTTCACTACCAGCTCTGAAACTATATCCATCTTGGTTGTTAACTTTATGACCAATAGCAGTTATTCCGTTTGTTGAGGTACTGATACCACTCGTACCAGCAACAGCTTGATACCCAACCGCAAGACTTTCAGTTGCTTTACCACTTGCAGATTGACCAATTGATGTTGAGTTAAACACGGTTGATGTAGCATGTTGAGGTCCAGAATTTACTCCAATACAAATTAATGATCCATATGATTGTCCAGTACTGGTTGCAGCTCCGGAACTTGCTCCAATAAAAATATTGCTACTATTCAATTTGTTTGAGTTTACACCAGTTGCGCGTCCAATATAAATTGAATCAACTGAATTCCCATATTGTGTTCCACGTATTGACTCACCTATAAACACACTATCACCACCTGTAGTTACAACAGGAGCAATTGAATTAAATGTTGTTTTGACATATGCGTCACCTGCAGCCACAGCTTCCCACGCAGCTCCACCACTTCCATTTGATGTCAACACCCATCCATCAGTTGCAGTTTCACTGTTAATGTCAGCAGCAACGTGAGTGTGGACAGTGTTTGCCTTACCATCAAGTGCAGATTGTAGGTCAGTTTGTGAACTTAATGTTCCTGTAATTGAACCCCAAGTTGCTGAACCTGCAGTCACGGCTTCCCAAGCAGCTCCACCAGCACCATCAGCTGTAAGTACATACCCATCAGTTGCTGTTTCACTGTTTACATTACCAGCAAGGATTGTTGGAATACCATAAACGTAGTTTGTTCCATTCCATAAGAATGCATCACCTGTGTTCTTTGTTGCGGTTGTTCCTTCTTCGAAGAACTGGTTACCAACAACAACCCATGCATCACCTACTTTATCGTATGTCAACAAACCAAAGTTAAGGATTGGAGCAACTGGCGATTCACCAATAGATGCCAATACTTCGTTTATTGTAACATTCTTCCAGGAGTATGTTTCAGGTGAACCACCATCGCGTGAATATGCGACAAGTTCGTATCCGTTTAAGAAACCACCATACCCTGTTCCAAGATATTGTGCATTTGATGCAGCACCGGCTGGTGAAGGTAATGTTATTGTAACATCACTCAATCCATCAAGTGAAACAGATGTCAAGTAATTTGCATCGTTCAATAGAGAACTTACATTATCACCTGGCTGTAATGCGCTATCTGCAAGCAATCCTTGTGCATTTGTTGCATAATCGCTATCTGCAAAATCTGTAATGTCTGCTTTGAGATGTGTATGAACCGTATTTGCCTTACCACTTAACAGTGTAATTACAGTGTTGTTATTAACGTAGTTTGCGTCATTAACCAATACACTTACATTGTCGTTTGGTTGAACAGCACTATCTGCAAGCAATCCTTGTGCATTACTTGCATAATCTGTTTCATCAAAGTCTGTAATGTCTGCCTTTACGTGATAGTGAACAGTGTTTGCCTTACCACCAAGTGCAGATTGTAGATCTGTTTGATCTGCAACGTTTCCAGTTAAGTTGCCCCATTCAACTGTAATGTTATTTGCAAGGTTCCAGAATGTTGTTCCATCACCATTTGATGTAAGAACACATCCAGCAGTTGATGTTGTTGTAATGTTTGTGTTTGTAACAACAGTTAAATATCCACTGTCGTTCAACAATACTGAAACATTATCACCTGGTTGAACAGCACTTACAGCCAATAAACCTTGTGCATTTGTTGCATAATCACTATCTGCAAAATCGGTTATGTCTGCTTTGACGTGGTAGTGGACAGTGTTTGCCTTACCATCAAGAAGCGTTGTAACAGCATTTGTGTTGATGTAATTTGCATCATTAACCAATACAGAAACATTATCACCAGGTTGAACTGCGGTGTCAGCCAACAAACCTTGTGCATTACTTGCGTAATCAGACTCATCAAAATCAGTAATGTCACTTTTAACATGCGTGTGGACAGTGTTTGCCTTACCATCAAGAGCGGATTGTAGATCGGTTTGTGAACTTAATGTTCCTGTAATGAATCCCCATACTGCATTTTGTGAAGCAGCAAAAGGAACCCAATCTGCACCACCAGATCCATCAGCAGATAAAACATATCCGTTTGATGCAGTTTCACTGTTAACTTTTGCAGCAACAACAGATGTTAAATATCCACTGTCGTTCAACAATACTGAAACATTATCACCTGGTTGAACTGCACTTGCAGCAAGTAATCCCTGTGCATTTGTTGCATAATCACTATCTGCAAAATCTACAATATCACCCTTGACATGCGTGTGAAATGTGTTTGCTTTACCAGCGAGAGCAGACTGCAAATCAATTTGTAAACTTAATGTTCCACCAATTCCACCCCATACAACATTCTGTGTTGGAATTGCTCTCCATGTAGCACCACCTGCACCGTTTGATGTCAAGACATGGTTGTTTGCAGCAGATTGTGTGTTAACATCACCAGCAACAACAGAGAAATCTACAATATCAGACTTAACATGCGTGTGAACAGTATTTGCTTTACCTGCAAGAGCTGTTGTTAACTGAGCAGGTTGTACAGCTGTGTTTGCAAGTGCACCTTGAGCTGCAGTTGCATAATCACCATCACTGAAATCTGTAATGTCTGACTTTACGTGTGTATGAACGGTATTTGCTTTACCAGCAAGACCAGATGCCAATTGTCCAGGTTGTACAGCAGTTTGTGCCAAAGCACCTTGAGCTGCAGTTGCAACGTTACTTGATGGAACCCATGTTCCATCAACAAATGCCAATACCTGATTGTTTGCAACACCAGTTGTGTCTACATTCCCAATATCACCAAGATCATCAACAACAGCTGTACTTGATACCCATGCTGTGTCAAAGTCTGCATTTGAGCTCTTAATGAGGTACTGTCCTGTGTTACCACCTGGCTTTACCCCTTGACCTGGAACACCTTGTGCACCAGTAGTTAATGTAATGTTATAATCAGCCATTATTCGGTTACTCCTCGTACCATCTTTAAGTAGCCATGGATTGGTCTTTCAACGCTTCCGTTTTGGTATGTAATTTTAATGTCAAAAACAAAACTTGTAACACGTGAACGTGAACGAACAGGTAATGTCTCAGTAACTGAGCTTGGTAGTGTTAATGTAAACTTACCAATTGACAGATTTGTGTTATTAACAACAAATGAAGCAATTACTTCTTGGTTGTATTCCTTACGAATTTCACTTTCAATCACAGTATCAAGTAGGTTGACTGTATTCCCATTAACATCTGCAATATCAACAATGATGTTGACGTCTTCACCCTGAACAAATTCAAGTGAAATTGGGTTCTTTATTCTATATGAGTCAAGTGTAATCATCGTACAACCTTTGGACCTTTACCGCCTTGCCAGACGTTTGGTCCTGCACCTCTTAATAGACGAACAACAATGTCAGGAAGTGAATCCTCACGTGTTTTACGTAGCTTTGCAGTTAATGGTCCAATTGAAACGTTTTCCATACGTTCCATATCATTACGACTGAATAGTGGGTCTTCGTTCAACCACTCTTCAACATAGAATAATGCAAGCTCGAATGTTGCATTCTCAATTTCTATTGGTAGGTAATCAGCTGACTGGTAGAATTTACCATTAACGAAGTCAAGCATTGCATCACTTGGGTCGTGGTCACGAGAAACAAGCCATGCACGTGGAAATTGTAGGCGTTGGTCGTTATCAGAACGTCTTCCACCCCACAATTCAAGATCAAGTCGTGATGTTGCACGAACGAGGAATTGCTGCTTTTGAAGCTCTGTTAATTGATCCCACTTGTCAGATTTTGGGTGACCAGCAAAGTAGTCATCTGCACCAACAATACGTCTTCCAGTAGATGTCTGGATGTATGACTCAAGTGGGACATACGAATTGGAATTAACACCCTTGAGGGTGAAATCGAAGGTAAAAGCCATTTGCTCCTCCTGTTGCTTGCTTATGCAACTATTTATAAAAAATAAAAAGAAAGGGGCATAAAGCCCCTTTCCTTAATCTGTTATCACCAGATTATCAGTTTGTTACTCCTGTGAGCATTGCAACTGATAGGCCTGAGTACATAACGAATGATGAGTAGAACTTAACACGGAAGATGTGGTTGTCCTTTGTTTCTGATGCGCCAACTGGCTCAACGAAAACACCCATGTTCATTGCACTTGATAGACCAGCAATACCAACACGCTCTGAACCATCGTCAAAGTTACCAGCAAAAACTACTGTTGCTGTGTTTGTTGATGGTGAACCAACTGTTGGGATTGTAACTGGGATCCAGTCGTTACGGTAGATTGGAACGCCTGCATAAGCTGGCATTGCAACACCTGCAACTTCAACATATTCTGGTGTTGAACCACCAAGACCACGCTGTAGAGCACGGTATGAGCGGATTGTACGTTCGTTCATCATCAAGAAGTCAACTTGACCGTCCTTTGACTTAACCTGGTGAAGTAGTTCATCAAGCTTTGCAAATGATAGAGCGTCATCAACAGCAATAACCTGTG